TTTGGCTACTTTTGCTTGGCTTTCGGCCAATGCTTCAGTCGCAAGAGCTTCTTGTTCTTTTTGCGCTGTAATTTTATCTTGCGTTTGCTGTCTAATCTCCTCAGTTGTTTTTATTTTTTCGGCTAATTCGGCTCCTTTGCGTTCTTCTTCAACAATCTGAGATTTAATATTAAATTGTTCTTTGGTTATTTTGCCATATTGCATCTCTAAATTTAAAGCGCCCTGTCTTTGCACATACTCTTCTTGTACTTTGCGCAACCTTGCATCGGCAGCGCCAAGTGTGTCTTTGCTGGCTTCTTTAAGTTGAATCTCGTTGTCTAGTTGCTTGCTTCTTAATGCTGACTGGTCACTCAAGGAGTCCTTAGCATTTTTGAACTCAGCGTTTAACTCTTTTTGCTTTGCTTTTGCATCTTCAATTTGAGGAGGCAAGCTGGAATACTGTTTAACGGTTTCAGCGGCTGCTTGCGTTGCACCATCTTGCTTTTGCTTGAACTCGCCAACCTTGTCATTGGTCAGTCCTAAGAAATTAGCAAGACGCCCAACCTGCTCGGCAATGAACTGAAAGACAGGATTCTGCGATAGCGCCTTGAAACTGTCGATAACAAACGCAATGGCTTTTGAAAAATTGCCAATAACAACAATGGCATTCTCAAAGCCTTTGATCATGATACTTTGAATTGCTACGCGAATAGCGTCAAAGTCAATGTCTTTAAATGCTGCCTGCAGTGATGCAATGACAGGTTGAATTGCCTCGTAGACTTTGGGAAAGATCACATTCCCTAAATAGCTCCACCAGTCGGCAAGCATCTGGCCGACAGTAGCTAATCCTTGGGCGCCAGCAACAACAGCAGGTGCAAAGACTTGGCCGATGCTGTTGAGCAACTGATCTGCAACTTGCCGCAGGTTGTTGAATGTCTGCTGCTGTGCGGTCAGCTTGTCGTTCAGATTCCCGGATGCCGCTGCAGCACCAGACAATGCCTCGTACAAGACCTGACTGGTGATCTTTCCGTCTGCTGCCATGCCTTGTAGCTCGCCGCGGCTCTTGCCGGTGGTCTGTGCAATCGCATCAAGCAACTGCGGCATCCGCTCAGCGACAATGACAAACTCATCGCCGTTCAGCTTGCCCTTGCCTAGCGCTTGGCTGAGCTGGAAGAATGCGCCTGCTGCTTCTTCACCAGCAAGGCCGGACTGCAACGCAATGGCATTAAAGCCTTGATAGATCTGACCAGTCTCTTGCAAGCCAAAACCAACGCCCTTCAAGCGGCCGTAAACATCAGCCAGTGCTTTGGTTGACTCTGTTTGCGTCAGTCCAAATTTTGCTGATGTATCAGCTGCCAGTGCCATTGCAGCGTTGAATTCGCCCGTGCTGCTGGTGAGATTACGCAGCCGCTGCTCTGCAGCACCACGCTCGAATGCAACATCTAAGCCAGCCTTGACAGCAGTCAATGCTGTTGTGATCGTCAGCAGCGGACCAAGCGCAGCTTGCAATGCACCACCTAATCCCTTTGCGCCTGTTGCCGCTGAGTTAAAGCCGCCTTGTACGTCAGTGGCGGCAGTCTTAACGCGGTTGAGCTGCTGGATTGCGTTGGCGGCATCAACGTTAATCGCAACATTTGCTACGACTGACATGATCCGCCAACTGCTTCCTTACATTCTACGCCGACTAGCCTTTTGGCTTGCTTCTTCCGCTTCTTGATATTCGACTTGATACATCAAACCCCAGAGCTGCAGCTCCTCGTAGGTGAGTCGCTCTGATAGCTCCAACAGCGTGTATCCAAGATCTCTGGCTAAGCGCATCATCAGCCGCAGCAGATGATCCTGTTTAACCAGCTTGATCAGTTTTTTGCGTCGACCTCTTCCGCATCATGCTTGTAGGTGAGCACTGCAAGCATCAGTTCCTGCAGATCCGAATCACGTACTTCGTTTTTCAGCTCTGCGATTTCACCAGCGCGGAACAGCGGGCGGCCGGTTTCATCCAAGGCTTTGGACACCAAAAGCTGCAGAGCGAATGCCGTTGCCTCATCTGAGCCAGCATCCTTCTGTGCCCGCTCGCGTTCGGCCATGGTCAGCGGCTTGCAGTAAAACTCAAACACGTCGCCATCGCTCAGCTCAATCTGCTTTTTGATCGGCGTCAGGTTGGCTGCTTTTTTGAGGCGATCAAGCGCACGCATGGATGAATTGGCAGATGCCATGCAAAATTATTCAGTTCATTGATACTTTAATCGCAAAAAAGCCCCTAGTGCAACTAGGGGCAATCAGTGATCAAGCAGAGGTGCTGAAATCGAAGCTAGGAGCACCGGCAGGGCGGAAGGTGATCTCCACCATCTGGGCATCATCAGGGTTGATATTCAGGCTGGCGGTCAGCAGCACAGCATCCATAGCAATGGAGCGGCTCAGCGCTTCAGAGCTTTGCTTGTCGGTGTACAGCTTGAAAGCACAGCCAACCTGCTGACGCTGCAGCACGTCTTCAACCATGCGATTGGACAGGGCGCTGTCCTCATTGGTCACATAGATGCTGGCAGTGCCATTGCCGTCGGCGAAGCCAGGGATATAAGCGCGGAAGGGCGCATATTGACCAGCGGTCTGGCCGATAGTGGTGACATCAATCTCAGCGCGGCTGATCTCAAACGACCAGGATTGCACCTGCCCCACGGCAGCGTAATCGGCGTAGTAGACCTCAAACTCGTTAGGCGCTGCAGCCGTGCCATCGTCGGTGATGTTGACAGCAGCGCCACCCGCGGAGGCGGAAACCTGCAGAGCGCCGGTGCTGGCGGTGTAGGCAATCACGTAGTAGGTGGTGCCAGCGCTCAACGGGCTAGGCAGTGTGCCGGCACCGGACTCGCCGCTTTGGCTATTAACCACGCGGAACTTAACAGGATCGCCAATCTTGAAATTGAGGTACGGCTCGACTGTGATGGTATCAGTGCCGATATTGACGCCAGACTCACCGAATGTTCCGGTGGTGCCAGCGGGCTTGTAGTAAAGGGCGCCGGATGTACCGGACAAAACAGTGACAGCCATGTTATGAACGGTATTGGCTACCGTCAGTCTAGATACGCTTCAAACGTAGCAGTTAGCTGAGTCTGAAAGTAAGGCTCAGGCGCTGCTGGTGTTACTTGAGCTGGCCCTGATGCCGCGTCAAAGATGATGCTGTTGAATTTGGCGCGGTCAAACTTGTCTTTGATGCGCTCTGCAATGGTGAAGTTCGCTGCGGTGCCTTGCCCTTGTGGCGTAAAGACATTGACCACTAGCGTACCGGTCTGGCGGTTGAATCCAACGCCGCCAGTCGGTAGCAGCGTGGCATAGCTGTTATCGCCAAAGCGGATGAATACTTGCACCCATGGCGTGTTGTTGGGCGGCGTAAACGGTACGTTTTGATAGCTGACAGGGTAGACGGGCGATAGCGCCATCTCCGTGCCAATGCGCCCTTCAATCGCGGCGCGAACGTCGTTGTAGGTGCTGCTCATGATTCCCTCCCGATGCGGTCTGCATTGACGCGCACAAACGCTTGGATATCTTTAGCGATGCCTTGCACCCATCCTGCAGGCGCCTGCTTGCTGCTGCCATTAGCAAGAGGCTCTGCATATGGCAGATTGTTGTGCACGCTGTAGACGTTGCCTAGCTTTTCTTGCTGGTAGTTCATCCTTTGCAACGGCACAATCAATCCGCCTGGCGGGGATGTTTTCGATCGATCCGTGTTTGAAGGCGGCTGTTGTGGCCCGCCGTCATAGGAGCCTGCCGCATTCTCGCCTACCTGCCAGCTGACACGAAAGCGCCCGGTATCAACAGGGCTTGCCTGTTTGAGTCTGCTGTCAGTCTCTAGTACAGCAACACGCAACAACTTCTCAAACTGCTGCTCAGCGTAGTTGCCAATATCACCGACTTTGATTTCGCGTGCCATTATGCTCTCAGGATCAACTCGTAAGTAATCGGCGTGTTGTCCTGCTCAATCGTAATTACGCGAATCACCTGATAGGTGACGCCACCGATCAACACTTCATCCGCAGTTGTCGGTGTTGAGCTGATATCTGCAGCAGCAATCAGCAGGCGCTTATCCGTCGCTTGGATCAGATCATTGACCTCACGCAGGTTGACGTCTTCAAGCACACCACGTACCGCAGTGTCCGTCGTGGTTTCGCTGACGGTGCCTGTTGTTGTGTTGTAAGCGCCTGGCGTAACACGACGAATCGTCGCAGTACCGCCGAACTTGCTCATCAGCTTGCTTGCAACTTTACGCAGCGAGGTGGCAAGTGTCATCAGAGCTTGTAGGCAACACAGTGCCCGTTTTGCAGCTTGATGCTTGTGAATACGCCGTAGAGGGTTGTTGTGCCATCAAAAGACTGGCCAGACAAGGTGTTGCCGTCGTAGTTCTGGGCAATAATGGTGTCAACAATGGTATTGGTCGTGAAATGAATTGCACCCCAGCGGCCTGTGCGCGTAACAGTATCGCTTATAAAAGTAGCGCCAATAGAGTAGTTAATGCCAAGGTAGTTCGTGTCGCTCATGATCAGATCCTGTACGCAACGACTTTGCCGGATGCCAGCGTCACGCTGGTAAAGACACCGTAGACCTCGTCACCAGCCGCAAGCGGCACGGATGTGAACGCATTGCCACTAGCGTTTTGGATCACTGCGGATGCAATCACAGCATCGGCCAATGCGTAAAGCTTGCCAAACCTGCCAACATGAGCCGCGGTGTCGCTGATGTACTCAAATCCAATGTTGTAAATGTCTTCCACGATCAGCTCCTGCGGATAGAAAAGTTACCTGGTCCACTGATTCTAAGTCCGGTCAAATACCGCTCATAAAGCGGTGGCACACGATCAGCACCGGTAGCGCTTGCGCTTGCGCCTGATGTTGTAACGCTAAGGCTGCCGATGCTGACTGACTTGTAATCCTCCAGTCCGCTCAGAGCCATACCGTCCTTGTTGTTGTTCAGGTAAACGGCAAGGACGCACTGCGCAAACTCGATCCTGTCAGGGATTTCAGCGTCGGTGTAGTAGTCAGTCGTGATGCGAAACGGAAAGCCGACAGCGTACGTATTGATGTAGGTGTCAGGTTTGCGCACGCCAGTACGCGGCCACTGCAGTGCCTGCGTATCAGTAGCGCGAGCACCTAGGAATCGCTCACGGTCAATCCGTTGCGTTGCAGAAAACAACGCACGATTCTTTTGATCCGTTGTAGCCGATGCCCAGGCTATGACGTCATCATCCTGCACGAAGCCTTCAATAATCAGCTCCGCTGCTGCCAGCGTCAGGTAAGAGTTTGCGTTTGCCGCGCCGGGCGTGGCCACGATTGTTATTGCCATCAGCCGGTGGCTCCGTCATTTCAAGTTTAAGTGCAGGCTCAGCAATAGGAAAAGAGGCTGCCTCTTTAGAAGCAGCCTCGCGTTCCTGGCGTCGCCTGAAGGCGAACAGTCCCACAATCAACCGTTCTTGCGATAAGCAGTGAAGGCAGGAGTGCCCACTGCGGTGCAAACGAACACGTAGGTAGCGCTGGTTGCGGCAGCCACGGTTGCCATTGCAGATGCGCCGCCAAGGGTGATGCCCGAAGCGGCAGCGGTCAGGGTAATGGCGTGGGTAGCAGCTGCAGCATTGACCACGGTCAGCTCAAAGCTGGTGCCGACTTCCAAAGGGCCATCGATGTAGCTCTTCAGGTCAGCGCCGGTGGGAGTGGTCAGAGCACGACCGGTAGAAGGGGTCATGGTCACCACGCCGTTAACGGACTCGGCAGCGGTCAACGTGGTAGCAGCATCACTGGCGGCCTTGACAGGACGCTTGCTGATTGCGATCTCCTGAACTGCAAGATCAGAAGTCAGCTCAAAGATAGAGGATGGCATGATCAGTTACCTCAATCGAAGTTAGAGGTGTTGGTCGCGCGCACGATGCCAAGGTTCTTGGTTTCGTACACCTTCGACCAGTTGCCCACGGTCTCCAGTTGCCCACGGGTGGGGTTGACAGTAGTCACTGCCCACTTGGCGCCCACTGGGTGGTACACGTAGTGCAGGTCGATCGACATGGCATCACTCTTAGCGAGGATGTCACGGTCGGTTTCAGTCTGCATTGCCATTTGCTCACCGCTGGCAATAGCACCTTGGGTGAAGAAATAGGTGGCGTACTCAGTGGTGGAGCCGCTGCCATCGGTCTGCACATCGTCAGAGACGATCACGCGCAGGCCGCAGTAAGTAGGTACATCCACGCTGCCGCCGTAAGCAGCAACAAGAGAACCACCGGATTGAGTGGTGCTCAGGCCACGTGCCTCGTTGGAAGACACATAGTCGATAGCCTTGCGCTCAACCAGGTCGTAGTAGACCTTGGAGTGCATAGCGATAGCGGTCAGCTTGTCGCCTTGGTCGCCCAGTAGCGACTTAGCTTCTGCCACGTGACGAGGCGACAGCACGGTCGGGGTATCACCCGATTCGCCGTCAATAGTCAGCGGGAAGAATGCAGCCGAGCTAGAGGTAGCGCCGAGACTGCCGAACACGCCAGCAAGGGCAGACAGCAGATCCTTTTGGCGCTGGTTAGCGATGTAATCAGCGATCTTGGCGCCAATGGCGGCCATGGGATCAGAACCGGCAGCAAGGGCAGCCAGGTCACGAGCCTCAAAGGCGCGGCCACGGTGCAGGATCACGCCGACTTGCTTGTCAGCAGTGATTTTACCAGGAGTGAGGCTGCTGCTATCAGTCAGAACCTCGAAATCACCGGAAAGGTTTGCTTTCCAGAAGGGAACGTTGATGAAATCACCGCCCTCGGTGGCATTTAGCTCCGCCATGGGCTGCACCACACCGCTAGCCAGGAAGGCATCGCGCTGAGTGGTTTGCTCAATGACGTAAGGAGTAAATACCTCGGGGATGATGATGTCAGAGCGAAGGGTCGCCATGACTAATCCTCAAAAAGGGTTTACGGATGTGGGCGCAGCCCTAGGCTCTATGTGGCGCAGCCATCACGAGCAGACACTCAAATACTAACGGTTGGCTGCTGCTTTCATCCGATCGTATAGATCACGATCTGTGCGGAACAACCGCGACTGCTCAGTGAGATTGAATGTCTCGCGGCTGAATGGATTAGCCATGCCTGATGGGATGGCACCATTGCTGCCGCCGGTCGGCGCACCGCTGCCTTGCGGCTTGGGTTGCTTTTGCATCCATGCAGGCAACGTCTTGGCCCATTCGCCGACGGGCGTGCGCTGGTAGCCGTCGACTACGACGACAGTGCCATCTGCTTCACGCTGGATTGCGTCAGGCGACAGCTTGGTCTTAAGCACAAGATCAGGATCGTGCACGATCTCAGCCAGTGCTGTCACTGCTGGTGTGACCAGTTCCAGCTCGCGGACGCGTGACTCAAGCTCTGAAATGCGCTTGTCCTTCTCCGCCGTCGCCTCACGGAACTGGTGCTCCAAAGCCTGCCGTGCCTCTTGGTATTTACCTTGGGATTCAAGCTGCTGTTGCTCGTAGTTGCGCTTGAACTCCAGCAGTTCATCAACATTGACTCCATCCGGCAGCTTTGGAGCTTTGGATTTGGCTTGACGCAGCTCTGCAATCAATTCTTGATTCTTGCGTTCTAGCGCTTCAACACTGCGCTGCAGTGCATCGGCATCAGTCCCAGTAGCCGCAGGCTCTTGGGTTTGTTGTTCATCAGACATGGATAAGCCGCAGGCTTAATTACACTTCTACGTTACCACTTCTCCTTGTCAGCCCAATACGCGGCAGACATTTTCCCTTTGGCTATGTTCTTGGCATGTCGAGCCTTGAACGATGCCCTTCTGGCTTTGTCCGCTGCTGATTCTCCTTTTTGTGGTGCTGAGCCAGATACGCCCTGCTGACCAAAACGAATAAGCTTGACCTTGTCGCCTTCCTTGGCAAGCACGGCATGTGACTTGTTCGGATGCTTTGGCGTGCGCTTCGGCTTGTTGTAGCCGTCAAACTGCTCGCCGCGGTAGGTGATGCTCATCGCCGTGGTGCACGCTGCAATTCAGAACGCTTTTTGATCACTGCGTTGCCGGTTGATTCCGATTTGATGCGCACGATCGGATCATCTTGACTGCCAACGCGGGTGACGCTACCGCCGCCTTGCGTGGGGATGGTTGCACGCTCACCGCCAATGCCTGTGATGACGCCAAATGTGCGCGTGCCTTGATACATCCAACTAACGCGATCACCGCGTTTCATTTCTTCTTACCCTTGCGAGCTTTGCCAGCTTCAGATAGGGCAATTGCTATTGCCTGCTTGCGGCTTTTTACCTTTGGACCCTTGCCTGGTCCGGGTTTGCCGCTTTGCAGTGTCCCGCGCTTGTACTCGCCCATCACCTTGGCGATCTTGTCCTTCTTCTTCGCCATAGCGCCATTCCTCAATACCTGTTAACAGTGTAGAGCCGTCAGCTGTTGCCCAGCCCTTGTCGGTGTAGATAGCTGGCACCCATGCCTCGCCATGCAGTGCTTCTACGGGATCACTTGAGATGCAGTAGATGCCAGCATTTTGAAAATGCCGCAGACTAGGCAGGTCCATATCGTGCGCGGAGCTGATCTAATGTTAACTCTGAGCCATCATCGCGGACTAACTTAGCGACGGCATCAGTCGGGCCATACTTATCGGCAAGGCGATTGAAGTACGGCACTTTGTTTGCGCCCAATGCCTTTGCTTTGGTCTCAAGGTCTTGCTTTGCTAGCCAGTCGCCGTATGAGACATCTGCCGGCACCTGACCACCTGCTGATGCACGCTTTGCCGGTGCTGGTGGGATGAAACCTAGCTCGTCGTAGTCGATCACCGGCACCGTCGTGCTGCGGCAGTTGAAGTGCTGCGGCGGAGTCGGGCCTTTGCCGTATTCAAACTCACGACCATCCAATGCACGGCAAATGCTGCTGGTGCGGGTATCCAGTGTTGCCACATAGCGATACTTCTTAGTGATGTCTTGATTAGCCTCGTATACCTGCTGACTGGCTGCATTGGCAACTTGATTGATACTTGTGCGGACAAGGGTGACGATTTGGTTGTCTGCGACTGCCGTTGCCTGGCCGCCTGCTGCGACCAGTTGCTTCACGGTCTTGGCTTCTTCGCCAAATTCAAGATTGCCAACCAGCCGCTTAGCGATAGCTGGTGTTGGCTCACCAGTCAGCAATCCTTGCCGCACAACCTGCGAAAACCGCTCAGCCTGGTCAACGGCGATGCCGCGAAATGCCTTGGTGACCACTTCGCCATTGGGTAATGTGATCGTGGCGCCTTGCGCTGCAGTGAGGCTGTAGGTCTGCGGTGAGCCGTACGCTGCGGCGAACAAATCATCGCTCAAGGTCACCACATTGATTTGCGTTGGATCGGTGGTCACCACTGACTGCGCAAATTGCGGACTGATCTCAACGGTGCGCACTGCATCACGTGCACCTGCTGGCAATGCGCGGCGCAGTTGATCGACGACAAACTCAGATTGCAGCTCTGCAATGCCTTGCAGTTCTAATGCCGTCAGCTCTGTTGCATCACCTGCCCATGTTGCCAAGCTGTCCTTGAGTTGTGCAAGAATTGCACGCAGTCGTGCTGCTTTAACTGGTGCCGCTAGATCATCAATGGTGCGCAGTTGATTAGCAGCATCAACGATGATGTCGTTGTAGGCATTGATGACACGCCGCGCAACGCTATTGCTGTAGCGGTTTAGATCAATCGCATTGCGATATAGCGCTTCTGGAGTGCTCATCGTTCAATGCCAAGATCTTCCGGTTGATATCCGCTGCGGATGCTGACATTAGCGCCGCGGTTTAACGCAGTGGTGATTAGAGCTGCGAATGCGTCATAACCGTTTTGACCATCTTCGTACAGGATGGTTTCATCCACTTCATCTGGCCTACCTTCCTTGTACCAACTAATGCGCACGATGGCTAGAATCTCTTCCGGTAAAGCACTGACGTGATAATCAAGCTCTTGTCTCCTGGGTTTCTTTGGTTCCATCCAGATCATCAGGTCCACTAAGCGGTCGGTTATCCAGTCCAGCAGGTTGTAGATCAAGCCCCGCATTGGCCGTAGCCTCAAGCTCCTCATCCACGTTAAAGTCGTCGCCTAACACATCGCCTTCGGCAAGCTCACGCAGTAATGTTTCTTGCGTGATTGTGCCTGCGGTGTAAAGCTGCAGCAGTGCTTGGATCTCTTGCGGCTCAAGGCGTGTGCCGAGGAAGTCGCGGTTGACGTAGCTGCTGCCAGCAGATGTGTTGTTGCCGATGTACTGCGCATGAAACCGTAGGCAGTTGTCGATCGTGTCCTGCACATTCTGCGCAATCACCATCATGGTGCTGTCGCCTTGGCTGCGATCAATGCGCTTTGCTTCTGCAGTTTCTGCCGATAGCTTCTGGCCAAGCACAGCCGATAGACCTAGCTCATTGATCTGCAATGCAAGCTGCTCAAGCCTGCGGAACTGATAGTCAAAGCTGCGGCCGGCGGGTTCGATGTATTCCGCGCGACCATCAGCGGGGAATGCGATTGCCTCACCTGGTCCGGCGCTGACTTCTTCCGCAGCAGACGGAAAGCCGTAGAACGCCAGCATCGGCACAGCGCTGATGTGGAGTTGATTGTCTAGATCGCTCTGAATCTGATATGCCTTGAGGTTTAGCTCAGCGATGTCTTCCAGCGGCGGCCGTGACTCCATAAAGCCATGACGCTGCGCATAGGCAACTGAAAATGGAACCTCGCTGAGGCTGGTGCGGCCTTCGTCGACAACTTGGAAGTCACCATTGTCTTGCTTCTGATGCAGCTGGAATTCACCTGGCGTCAGCACGCGGATCTGCTCGACTGTTTTTTCGCCGAAGTCACCGTCAGGTATGGTGACCATTTCAGCTAACCGCAACTGCGTCAGCACCTGCCGGCCTTCCTGTTGCTCAGCGCGCCAGCCAAGGATTTGCCGCGGCGTATAGCTCACCCAATAGGGTCGACCGCCATCAGCAGGTGCATCCACCAGTACACCAACGTGGCCATAACGGACCATCTTGCGCGTGGTTTCATAGGTCCAAACGTTGAGGTCATTGCCTTGTAGGTCAACATCAAACAACTGCTCGCGGATGATGTCAGCTGTGTCATCAAGCCGTACTGGCTTACGCGTCAACATGCCAGCCATCATCCGCTCTAGGCGTTGATAGAACGGCGGGCATACGCTGCGTGCTAGGCGATTGTCATAGGACTCATCTAGCTCACGCGGCTCTTGTGGCAGATACCTGCGATGCTTGCGACGCATCCCATAGGTGCCTTGCAGCAGATCTTCGATCAGGATCCAATGCGGCTCTTGTGCGTACCATGCCGTGTTGGCATCTTGCACGCGAGTAACGCGGCGCTGCGCAATAGGCCGGTCGTATGCATTAAAGCCGGTGTACATTACAGCGCCGCAGTCATAGGTGCAGTTTAAGCAGCAGTCAGCGTGATGCTGTTGCGGCCAATCTTGATGTCAAACTCAGCGCCGGGTTCGTATCCCATTTCACGCAGGTAGCCATCACCGATTTGCAGCTTGCCGTTGAATTGCACCTTGGCTTTGTAGGTCAAGCCGCGGCCACGCTTGGCAGTTTTGCCGTTGAGGTCAAGTCCCTTGGCTTCCAGCAGTGCCTCATAGAACTGCGTGAATGCGACGCGATCCTTGACGACATAACCGCAAGCGCGTACCAATTCAGACTTTGGCATGTCGCCAAGTTCTTTGACCTTGGCGAGTAGTTCAGCACCCTTGAGCATGGGTAGATGTAATAGTTGGCGGAATCAATATAGTCTGATGCCTGTGCTACGGCCAGCACCTGCGTGCAATGGGTTGAATTCACGCCATATCAAGTAGCCGAGCGCGTCATTCATGTGGTCGTGGCCGGCATCCTTGTCGGGGTCGCCTTTGTCGGTGTAGCACTGCAGCTCTAGGCATTCGATCAGCCGCTTACAGCGCTGGTGGATGCTCAGCCTGACCTGGCCCTTGCCGTTTTCCAGCAAAGCCTGAACAGCAGCCACGCGATCACGAACGGGAGGATTTGCGCGTGGTGACTGGTTTGACATGCCATAGGACTCCAGGATTTGAATGTCTGTCTGGCTTGCGTTGGTGCTGCGGTTGCCGCCGCTGGCATCTGGATAGATGTAGATACGACGATGCGGGTAACGCGCTTGGATCTCTTGCGCCAGTGCGTCGGTGTCATGCGCGCCGCTGATCTCATCAATCACTAGCAGGCTGCTGCCGCTGCGGACGCCGATCACGGCAGACATGTTGCCAACGTTGAAGTCAACGCCAATGCGCAACGGCTCGCGGTCTAGATCCGGCAGCTCAGCTACCACGTGCTTCTCACGGCTGAACCGGTCGTAGATGGTGCCAGTGGTCAGGTTGACGAACTCGCCGTCCAGATAAGCCCGCAGCAGGTTGGGGTCGTAGTTGGCCTGCAGGCGTTCGATGAAATCCGGCGGCAGATGCGGATTGTCGACTGACCGCATCTTGATCAGCTTGCGATCAGCGCGACCCTTGGCGTCCTCACTGCCGAATGTATTCCACATCCATCGGAAGCCTTCTGGTGTGCTAGCAGCGCCAAACTGCCGCACATTGCCGGAACGCAAGCGACCAAGGATCTTAGGGAATGCCTTGTTGGCAATGGATGGCGTCACCGTGTCGATCTCATCGGCAAGCACCCATGCAAGGTTTAGGCCGATGATGCGGCTCCAGTTCTCGAAGCTGCGGCACAGGATCTTTGTATCACCGCCTGGTAGGTGCAGCATGTATTCAGGCAGCGGTGATGCCCTGAAGGTGTATGGGATCTCATACGCCTCGAGAAACTGCTCGAAGTCGTTCTGCCAGATATCACGGATCAATGGGCCAGTTGGCTCCATCACAGCGCCGATGAAGCCTTGATTGGCCGCGGCCAGCATCACCGCTTTAGCGCATAGCGCACGTGTCTTGCCGGCGCCGTAGCCCGCGCTGATGCCAAGGATCTGCGTGTCGCTGTCATCGACAAAAGCAAGCTGGCCAGGATGCAGGTCAGCACGGATGCGCTGCAGCAGATCGCCCGTATCCTCTTGCGTTGCGACATCCATGAACCCAAGCAGGCTGCCGGGTTGGCAGATGCCGGCAAGCAGGCTCATGCGGGCTCGCTAACGACAGTTTTGACAGTGCCATCAGGCTTGATGGAAATGACCTTGTAAATGCGTGGCTCATTGCCCTTGGGCTTGAGCAGGCGACCTACGGCGGTGATTTCAGGTTTGATCATGCGCGACGACGACGGCGAGGTTTTGGTGGCCGGGTGTTGCCACGGCCTGGCTGAATGTTATTGCTTCCTTTTGCAGCCTTACCTGAACCGGTAAATGCCAGCTGGTTGGCGTAGATCTGTTGGGCACGAGCCGCTGGTTTGCTACCACGTGCTGCTGCAGCTGCTGCACGCTCAGCACGACCTTGGATGATGTCACGCGCTCCACGGTTCATGAAGCCAACAGAAGTACGCCCATGAATACCAGCAAGGCGTCCTTTCAAGCCAGGCTCTGAACGGTTTGCGATTTGCCGAGCGTGTTGAAGATTGATTTTATGCGTAAATTTATCGTGCTCGTCCAAGACTTTCCGAACACGCCCTTTCAAGCTGGTGTCAGGCTTGCCGGCGACAGACTGAATGCGTCTAACCGCTTGCGCCGCTTGCCCTTCGGGCGTTTGTGGTTTATATGAGCGCACAGCATTTGCACGCAATGCACGCGGATGGCCGGCCTTGCTTTTGCCAAGTCGGCGAATGTTGTTTGCTCCAACTGAAGGAGCTGCCGCAGTGGGTTTTGCTGACGGCTTGGGCTTTGCGCTGATCACGCCCTTTCCACCGCCAGCGATTCTCTTTGTCTGCGTTGCACGCTTATTACCACTGGCTGTTGCTAGCCGTCCGCCACGCGCAGTAGCGCCAGCGCTGGAAAACCTGCCTTTGCTATCGCGTGCGTAACGGCGTGCCATGGTGCTATTGGCTTATGTGCCAGTCTACGAGATCTCAAACCGCAACAGTTTGGCTTGATCCTCTAGAGCTTTGATTGCAATGCTGAGATTACCTTTAGCGCGTGCTTCGCGTTCGTAATCCTGCAGCCTTGCTAGTGCAGCTTGCAGCCATTGCGGGCGCTCTAACTCTGAGTCAAGGGCAATCAGCTTGCGCGCTTCCGCCATGTAATCGCGCACTTGGCGCTCACTGACGCCCCACAGCTCGGAACCGTGTTGAACGATCTGATGATGGCTGTGAGCACGCAGGATGAGGTCATAAACCACGTTGACGCGGTTCTGAATCTCATCCTTAGTGCTCTTCTTTGCCACCTATTAGCCCTTGATTTGCACAGGCATTACAAGATACGTTACACCGTCCACTGCATCAGGTGTCAATACCACGGGAGTGGTTGCCGTATTGGCGTGCAGTGTAATGGCTTCTGCGGGCTTGAACGCCTTGATGCCGTCTAGCAGGTAGTGGACATTAAACGCCCATGCGCCAGTGGCAGCGCCTTCTACGGCTAGCAGCTCGCGGCCATTGTTGGCATCGGCTTCTGCGCTGATCTCAAGGCCACCACTGCCGGCGGTGAGCTTGACGATGGAGTTGTGCGCATCGGCAATGATGGCGACACGCTCTAGTGCGCGCGTCAGGCGGCGCCGGTCGGCGGTGATGGTGTGCTTGAAATCACCGGGTACCAGCTTGGCCACGTCTGGGTAGGTGCCATCCATGATGCGGCTGTAGATGGTGATGCCATCGCCTGCGTCAATCACGGCTTGCCCTTTGGCAACGGCAATGGTGACCACGCGGTCTTGCAGCAGGCGCATGGTGCTGGCTGGTAGCACGATGTCTAAGCCATCTGGCAGGTCAATGGCGTAACGCATGAGGCGATGGCCATCTGTGGCTTCCATGTGGCCATTGCCGAGATGGATGCCTTGAAGCATCTGCTTGCTGGCGTCGGTGCTGGCAGCTGCCATGCAGGCGCGGATGCCGGCGGATAGGTGCAGCTCGCTCGTGGCGGCGTCTACAACCGGCAGCGCGGGGTAATCCGCCGCATCAGCCGCTGCAAGCCCGTAGGAGCCCGCAGAAGCCGTCAGAGCACCATCTGCGAGGGCCAGAGCCTCATCGCCCTCAAAGCGGCTTACAAGCCCAGCCAGCAGCCGATACGGCAGCGCTACAGCGCCATCGGTCTCAACTGCAGCGGGAATGGTGACGGTGATGCCGAGATCAAGGTTGAAGCCGGTGATGGTCATGACACCACCAGCGGCTTGGATCAGGCAGCAATCAAGTATTGGGTGCGAACTGCGATGGCCAACAGCGGGCGCAATGGTGCGCAACGCGTGATCGAGATCGGCTTGGCAGGTAACGGCTTTCATTTGGCGGTAGCGGCAGTGACGAGGCTGGTGATGATGCGTTCGTAATCAGCGGCGAAGCTGTCGACCAGCTCCATGGGTAGGGGCACGCCGTCATCAATGGCGTTGTCGGCAATGGCCGCGGCATACGCCACTGCTTGGGTCATGGTCTCATGCAGCCGATTGATCACCGGTTGCTGCTTGGCTGGAATGTGAATGAGCGATGACATATGCAACAAGAGTTTCAACATGACGGCGGTTCAGGTCGCCGCGCATGAAGGCGCATGCGTCCGCCACCAGCGCATGGTACGCCGCCGTGGTCAATCCTGCAACAACCCCGCCACTCAAAGCACGCTGCCGGATCAGGTGCGCACGTGGGATGCCATGCGCTGCTGCTTCGGCATTCAACCGCGCCAGGTCGTCACCGGTGACATTGATCTTGATTTCGGGCATTCAGTGGTTCCAATCGAGGCGGAGCATAGGCAGAAAGCGGCGTCCTAACGCAGTTTGCGGGGTTCGGACGGTGAGACGCCTTGCGGCAACTGGTCTTGTCCTACCGTCCTACCGTCCTAACCTCTTAATAAAATGGAATAAAGAGGAGGAGGAGGAGGAGGATTAGGAAACTCTTAAACCCTATGTAGGACCAGACGGGGATAGGACGGCTCAAAAACCAGTCACAGCCTGCGATCTGGCCGTCCACACCCACTTAGGACGGGGCGTAGTGCCAGCGTCTCTTGCCTGTTGCCTCTCGTTTGCGGACCAACCCGAGATCCTTGAGAATCGCGGCCACCTGCATCTGGTCTGAGCGGTTCTGCCGTTCCAGTGGTTTTTTGATTCCGTTAGTGAGAACGTCCTCAATCGTGAGCACATCACTAGAACGCCTGCGGGCAAGATATTCCTCAATGGCACTACGCCATGGCGAGTCAATTACATAGTTGTCGTTCTCTTCGGTAACGCGTACTTCCATCTCAATAGGTAACCGGTTAGCCTCACCTGCCCTATAGGCATGTACAACAGCAGACCAAATCGCATCACGCTCAAGCATCAGCGAGGCAGTATCAATTTGGTCCTGCTGCGTCTTGGTGGTCGGGATGACCCAGAAGCGGCGGTTGCCGGTTTCATCCACCAGGAAGCCAGTGGTCTTGTTGGTTGTGCCAACGATGATGCCGCGCCTTGGGAACGACTCAACCTCTTTGCCATAGGGCACACGCATTAGATCAATGGCCTGCGAAAGAAAGGCTTTTACCTGTCCGGCATGACGCCTACCTGTGATGTGATCAAGCTCCGCCCATTCCATCATCCACGACCGATGGAGCACCATCACGTCGTCTTTTGTGCTGATATCACCCAGTGCATCCGAGAAAAATGGCCCACCTAGGCAACCCCAAAAGCTGGATTTATAGGCGCCTTGATCACCCATTAACACGCAGGCGGTGTCGTGCTTGCAGCCAGGGTTGAAGGCACGTGCTACGGCGCCGATCAACGTGCGCTTGAGCATCTCGTCGTAGATGGTCGGCTCCGGCAAGTCGGCGTCACACGGCCGCAGGTAGGTGGTGGCCAGCCGGTCGATATAGGTCGGCGCGACGTGGTCGGCGCAATGCTCTAGGTAAAGGCGCACCGGGTCATACGGCTTCTCGCTCGCCACCTGGACCAAGCAGTCGATAGCCAACTCCTTGCCGACCTTGTAGCCCTGCTCTGCCAGCTTGAGGTAATAGCGATCGACGCCCTCGATCACTTGATTGTCGACCTCGATCTGCTGCGTAAAGATGTTGAGGCGGATATCGCCTGCGTTACGCCGCAGGTATTCGAGCAGCTCTGCTGCCTCTAACTTCTCCGGCTTGCTCCCCACTGGCGCACGGCCACCAGACTGCGGATCCGCTGCCCGACCACCAGCCACGCGCCGAACCGGGCTGGCGCTACGCCAGCCGTCTTTCTTGGCCATGTCGCCAAGGGTGCCGAGCGTAATGCCGGATTTCTTGAAGCTGCGCCATTTGCGCTGGCAGTCACTGGGCTTGTGCTTGCTGGACTGCGCGGACCACTGCTCCCATTGATCGAGCAGGCTGTCATCACCGACGCTGTGCAGCGACATGCCAACCGCGAGCCAGTCGTCGTAGTCATCAGCGCGGTTGGCATCCAATGCGGCCAGATACGACCGCGCGCGATCCGCGTCACCTTGCGGGTCAGGTATCTGGACTAGCTCGGCACGCACTGGCTGCGGCTGCGGCTTAAGCATCCGCTCAATCAGTCCAATCGGCGCTTCTGCTATGTCGCGGTCACCTGGCCCATGGCCTGACACCCAGTAATAGCCGGTGGTTTGAGGGTGTGCGCCGGCTACAACGGATTGGCAGCCGTTCCAGCGCAGCTCTACCTGCTCGGCTTTCCCGTCGTCATCAATGACGCCAGTCTTGTATTTGCGCGTGGCGATGGCGTCCCAATACTGCTCGGGCACGCGGTAAATGATCTGCATCCGGCCATCGCGGCCTGACTTGACTACCCAGCTGCGCGGCAGGGATGACAGCGGCAGATCCCATTCAGCCAGAAGCGTGCTAGCGGACTTGCCATCGTGATCCAGAAACAACAGGCCGCCAGATGGCGTGCCGCAGCAAACACCAATGGCACGTGCGCGACCACTGCTCAATTCAGCCAGCAGCGCATCCTTATTGAGCGGGTTGTCTTGCCATGCCGACTGATACGGGCGCTTCTGCCCATCCACGGCGACAAAACCCC